CAGCTGTTGCGCTGTTAGAAGCATTTGTTTCTGAGGTAGCCGCATTAGTAGCAGAAGTGGCTGCATTGCTTGCTTGAGTACTTGCTGTAGTAGCACTAGAAGCTGCTGCTGTAGCACTAGTATCTGCTTCAGAAGCTGGATACTCCCAAGAAGAACCGTTGTAAAAACCTAAGTGGCTATTAGTTGTATTAAAGAAAATAGCGCCTGTTATAAGAGCATCACCATCATTATCAACAGTGGGTGCACTAGCTTTAGCACCTAAATAACGATCGTCAAAATCATCATAAATATTTTGAAGTTGGGTTACATATTGAGAACCCCCAACATTAGTGCTAGAAAGCTGATTACCAGCCCCGTCAGAAATTACTACAATTAAATCCCCATCACTATTCATAGAAACACTGCTTACAGAGTCTCCTTTAGCACCTTGAGCACCTGTTCTAGAAAGGGTGAGGTTCATCTCGTTAGATGACGCGCTTACATCATAGTTTATGCCATTAATAGTTACAGAATAAGACATCTTAGCTTTCCTCTACTGGAGAATATCTAACTTCAACAAGCCCTCTAAAAGGTTTGTAGATTTGTTGATTTGATCCTGTTCCTGTATCTTTAACCTCTAAACCAATAAAACCGTATACCGGATAATCTGGCAAAGGTTGTGCATCCCAATTATCACAAAGATCTTGAGGAATTACAATTTGGAATTGATTATCAGATACCGTATCATCTATTATTGATAAAGTTGTTATTTGAGGAGTAGTTGGATGTATAACTGTAGGGACTTGACCTGTGCCTTGGACATTATTACCCTCTACGACTTTAGCTGTTAAAGTAAAGCCTGTAAGATTAGTAAGCCAACCAAGAGTTAAATTGAGCCTAACTTGCTCACCTTTAACTACAGACACTAGTACAGCACCATCATCAGTTATTAAATCTTTAGATTGTGATCTTATATTTGAACGTGGCATGTCTTATCCTTTCTGCCGATCCTCAGATGGGCTATCTTTTTCTGCCTAATTTCTTTTTAACCTTTTTGGGTTGCTGGGAAAACTGCTTTCCCTTCTTTAGATCCGCACGTTTCTTTCTCGTAGTTGCAGCGTACTGCGCTCCTATTTTATTTTTGCAATTCTAGCATATCTACTTTCTAGCTTGGATAATTGGCTTCGAATTTTATCTGCCTTTTTTGCTTGCCTAAATATGACTTGATTAGGGCTTGATCCGGTTATTTTTACATTGGTAAGTTTTTGAAGAGTAAAACCTCTCTTAGAGTAAAAGTCTAATTCTTCTTTAGAAAAATAATTTTTTGCTTGTTTAAGATTTTTAAATGCAAATTTGTCTGATTTAGTGTAGTTAAAAGGCTCAAATCTTCCTTTGTCACCAACAACACTTTTAGCTATTTTGTACATTCTGCTAGGGTTTTTTGGATTGTAAGGATAAGGTTTGTAAAAGCCAAATTTACCCTTTGCTACTGCTTTGGGAGGTGCAGGTCTAGCAAAAAAACCTACCAAGGGGCCTCTACCTCTTTTGCTTTGTACTCTGTAAACCGTATCGGTTCCAGGTGCTGTTTTTGCGAGGTTACTTCTAAGAGCTTTTATTTTGACTTTTAATCTTCTTTTTTTAGCAGATGCTAACACTGCCTTTCTTAAGGCCTTCTTTTGAGCAATAGTTCTAAATTTTTTACCAACTGCCTTACCAACCCTTCGAGCTATTAAGCGACTGATCATGCTTTCTTCTTACGCTGCTTATTGTATTTATAAGCACCGTACCCTGCACCGCCAATTACAGAAACCCCTGTTAAGTCTCTAGCAACTGTTCCGGCCTTAAACCGCAAATTTTGACCGCTTGTTTTTGCATATTTATTTGCTAAAAATTCGCTTGCATTTTGAGACTCAGCCTTTAACCCTTCTAAAGTTAAACTTAACTCTTGATTTCGTCTAAGAATTTCGTTTCCTCCACGAATACGAGCCGTTTCCTTTTGAATTTTTTTGGTTATTCGTTTTCTTCTAATGTTTTCAAAAACAGGATTCTTAAACATAGGTTTCGAAGTTATTTTCTTGTAAGACTCTAGACTTTGCTCTAGTTTTTTCATATCAGCAATGTTTTCTTTCTTAACAATGCTTGACTCTCGACTTATCTTAGTAAGATCTTTAGATAGTCTACTTATTTTATTATCTTGGATCAATTTCTTCTTTGTTATTTTGTTTAAAACTTTATTCTTCCTACCTGCGCTTCTTTTCACAACGCTACGAGCATAAGCTTTTGGACCTGCTAATGCCATTCCTCCAACCTTTTTAGCTCTAGCCTTCGCCGAGGCTAAAACTGCTTTTCTTAATGCTCTTTTTTGAGCAGCGGTGCGGATAGCTTTTTTAGCTAACCGCTTACCTATTTGTCTACCGATTATACGAGTAAGCATTTATTTCTTTTTACCACCTTTTTTAGGTGGGCGTCCTCGTTTGGTTCCGTAAGTTCCTGGTCCTTTAGGCATATTAACCTTTTAACCTCCGCTTGTATTTACGTAAGTTGTAGGCTGTTTTTCCTGCTTTAAGGCGAGATTGTATTGTAGACTTTACTTTGCCCATTCTGTTAGACGCTTTGCGCTTTAAAGATTTACTTTTAAATTTAGCCTTTGATTTAAGGCTTTTAATCATTGTATTTGCGCGTTGTTTAATGCGTTTAACCTTAGTCGCAGCCCTTGATGAAGCTACTCTTGTTGTATCAGCTACTTTACGACCAGCGGTTTTAGTTTTAACTTTGGCGCGTGTAGCGGCTACTCCCCCAGTTGCTCTAGTAAACGCTGTAGAAGAACCCATAGGGCCTTGATTCCGCCCCGTTGTTCGAGCTATGGCGTTTTTAGCTTTAGATTTTCGCTTTTGGGCTGAGGCTTTTACAGCTTTCATAAGGGCAGCTTTTCGAGCCGAAGTCATTTTATAGACTCCCATAGCCTTGCTTTTTATTTTAGCACCAATACGGTGTAGTCGTGTATGTGCCATTGCACTTCCTTTCTTTGCATGGATTATTAGAAGCCGAAGCCGCGCTTAACGACTTTGGTTCCTGCTCTGATTGGATACAGATACTCAATAGCATATCGTAGTGCATCTGTCCAATGTTCTATCCCTTCCTTTTTATCTATCGTAGCGCTATCTGGGTTAGACTCTACCCACTGCGTACGCTCTAGAGACCTTATGGTATTAACACACTTAGGATGTATAAGCATATCAATATCACCATTGGCGTTCTTAAACTTTTTATTCACAGCTGCGACTGAGTCTATTATCGGTGGAGCTTTTGTGTGTGCTCTGGTGAGGATACCGTGGGTCTCTAGGATCCTGAAATCTGTAACACCGACTGCAGCTGAAGTTTTTCGCGCCCTCCCTGACGGATCAGGATAAGCAGTGATTCTATGATCACCGTACTTAGCCTTAAGCGCTCCGGCAAGGGTTTCAGTATCGGGGTGGCCCTGCATCTCATCTAAGATGTGAACCTGATTGCCCCGAATAGCAAAGATTACTGAGGCCATAATTCCAACGTTAAAGTCTATAGCGACATGAACATCTTCTTTATCCTCAAATGGTGGAAGGGACTTGTCAACATGCTCTTTACGATTGAACGTATAGAACACGTTATTCCCTGAGTCTTCAAAGCTTGCTGTATACTCTCTTGCAAACTTTAAAGGGTCTAATGTTAGTTTGACTCTCTCGATTTCTTTTTCATCAAGAAACGGAGAATCAGCATAAGTGTAATGATAACTTTTCCAATCTTTATCTGTATCTTGTCTATTGTACATTTCAAAGAAGTAGTCATAACCACTAGGAGTACTGATTATCAGTGCTCTACCAGCGTTAGCTCCTAACTTCTTAGCATTCATAGGAGACCAGCGAGTACTTACACAAGGTTGTATAATGGACTCCCAAGACTCCTTTAGGTTCATACCTGCACCTTTCCAAGAAGTAACCTCGTCAGCAACAACAAAGTATTGCCCTGTACCCCTCATTCGTTGTGATGCTTCGTATGACCATAACTTTAACTGTACATTATTAGGAAACCAAAATGTACCTGCTGCTTTACTGCTCTTATCAGCATAGTCTTCCATACCTAGTTGCCAAGCTATCAAGGGAAAATAAATATCTACAGCTTGAGAGTAAGTAGGAGCAATTAGCGCAACATTTTTGTTAGGCACATCTAAATCTAAATCCATTAATTCCTGTACAGCAATAATAGCAGCGGTAGCAGCTAAGTAAGATTTACCAAACCCCCTAGCAGCATTTACCACAGCATATCTACAATTTTTTTCTACAAAAAGATCTCTAATAACTTCTGACTGTTTTTTATGTAACTGAATATCTGACATTACTTCTTCCTATAAAACTTCTCCATACAATACTCACCATAAGGTATATATACTTTTAAGGGTTCTTTTACATATTCACAGTTGTAGTTACACACTGTTACAATAGTACTAATATTGTATAGCCTTATATGTGTAGCCGTTATAGCAGATAGTAAACACATAGTCCACATTAATTATCTTTACTAGCTATCTTTTCAACATAACTTCTTATGTGTGATATGTTTTCGTCTATTCTTGCCATAGATACAGCTTGTGCATGTACAGAAATTTCTATTTGGGTTAATCTATCATTTAATTCCATAATGTCTGTAGTATTACGTTCTATATCAGACATCATCATAGATACAGTCCACACAATAGCTGCACCTTGAATTATTAAACCAAATACAAGTGTTATAGGAACACTCTTTGATAAATGCCAGTTATCATTGCTCATTTCCTTTTTCTCCCTTGTCAGTAAGCACGATGCTAATCGGTTTCTTTTCTGTTATTTCTTGCTCTACTTTGTCGGGAATTTTCTTATAGCCATAAGCCATTAAGTTATTAATGAGAGTTCCTTGAGTAGCAATGAGTTGAGCATAAGCACCAGAACCTTCTTTTACTTTATGTGTATCTAGTGCATGTTGTATTTCTGTATATTTTTTGACCATCATCTCAATAGGATCAAAACTTAGCTCCTCTAACTTCTTTACAGAGGCCTTAGAGTTAATATTTTTAGAACCTTTAGGACGTCCAGCGCCTTCCCGCCGACCGCCCATCTGAGGTTTAGTCGGATGAGGATTTCCCATGGTTTTCTCCTGAGATTTTTCTGGATTGTTTTTCAATTAAAATTTTTTTATATAAAAATTAAATAATTAAAGAATTTTTATAGTAAGTCTTTAAAATATAATAATAAAATAATAATTAAAGTATTATTTAAAGTATCACCTTAAGACCACCTTATTCTTAAACGTCAACTATCGTCAAATGCTTATATCTATGATCTGTCCCTGACCCATTTGAGCCTTTTTTATGTAATATTGATCCGATAGTTCTTTATAAAATTCTTGCATAATTTTGTCAGCTTTAATTTGCCAATCGTCTGACAAAGGCATTTCTATTCGTTCTCTAGTAGCTACTTTAAGAGCTTCTAGCCGTTGTTCTTTTTCTTTATCTAAGTTTAAAGGTTTATGTATAGCTTGTATATCAAAAGGCATGTTGCTAACCGCTTTAGTTTCCATTATCATTCTCTTCATTTTCATTAGATGTAATGTGGCTTTCTATAAAGTCATATACTTCTTGCATATCTAATTTAGCTGCAGCACAATATAATACTAGTTTTAATCCTTCTTCTGCTAGTAATCCTCTGGCGTGGGCATCAAAATGAAATTGATAAGTAGCACTGCCATCTTCATTTTCTTCTACTGTTTCTACTCCGATTATTCCTGCATCTTTATTCATCTATAACTCCATTGAAAAAAAAAAAAAGATCTCCCCAGTACCCCCCTAACAGCATTTAGCCATTAGAGAGGTACTAGGGAGAAAGTTTAATAATGCGTTATTATGTGGAGGATACACGCATTACATTATATAACCGGAAA